CATTCACTACCTGGTTTGTGATCTCCATTACGTATAATTGACCGTTGGTCCCAGTCCCTCCTGACGTGCCGATCGCAATCAGCCCGTCACCGTCATTATCTACGTATTGGTGAGCTCCTCGTGCTGCTGAGTCGAGACTCGCAGATCCTGCCGCTAACGTAAGCTCTGTCCAACCTCCGAGCGGTTGTAATTTCCCCTGTTGGAATCGTACCAGGTTTCCACGTAACCAAGCCTGCTTTACCTGTCTTGGTGTCCCGTCCCGGAACCCAGCTGGCAGTGAAACCTCAAGAAGTCTTTTTGGCATTCTGTCGATATCGTTTGAGTGCTTTGATTCCCAACACAATCGCAAAAGGAGCTCCCAGGAGAGCGACTGCTCCCTCTGCAAAACCTGACTCTAACGCAAGATCCAGTATACCAAGAGCCTGATCCTCGAGAGCGAGCTCCGTCTTGGCGACGAGCTCCTCGGTGACTGCATCAGTCGCTTTTTCAATCAGCGTCTTCTCGGCCCCTTCCTTGATATAATCCAGTAGTACATCTTCCATCAGTAACTCCAGACGGCTGGGGGATCATCTCGGTCATCAACGTGCAGAAAACGAGATTCTACGGGTCCTCGGAAGTTGCAGCCCAGCCCTGTGAACCCGTGTTTGATCGCAAGCTCCAGTAGTCGATAACCGTCATATCCAACGAGTAGATCACAAGCTCTGCCCTGGGTGTGATACCCCGATTTTGAGGCTTTCTTGGCCTCAACGGGGTGAGTAAAATCTCTAAATCCAGAACTGATCCGAATCGGTTTGCCGTACTCCTCTCGGAGAGCCTCCAGGCGATCCAGGAACAGCTTGGACATCTTGCAGATTCCAGTGTGCTTACACTGGAGCTCCTGCTTGGAAAATCTTGGAGAGTTCTCAACGTACTCGGTCACCTTCTCTCTCCGTGTTCTATCGTCTGCTTCAGTTCGCTTATTGCTACCGTCATCTCTTTAAGTGTTGTATTTACTCCTGTCATAATCTGAATCAACTGATTATGCGAACTGGACATTAAATTTCGCAAAGCCTCATCGTTTACACTGTCCTTGTCGTAAAGAATTTTTCGTTCTTCTCGATGTTGATCTGAAATGTAGCGGACGTACCAACCAGCACCGATTAGAGCGATGAATAGGCCACCCAGGTTCGATAACTCTTTAATCAATTCTATATCCATCGGTTTACTCGTTTTGGTTCAGTTGGCATATACTCGGCCTTGATTAGTCGGTTGGGGGTGTGGGCCAGGTGATGCCCGTAAGGTTCCCGTCTGCGTCTAGTGTGGGTGTCTGCGTAGTGATGTTCCTAAGAGATTGTCGGTAGGTCTGCCACTCCGTAGACATCGTTACATCAGAGTTTGCCATCCAATCGGTTTGTGCTAACAATACATTTCTTTCAAATCGTAAGCGATTCATTGCATCTTCTGCAGTGTAGCCATCAAATATCCATTGACTACCATCCCAACTGTAAGGGCCACTAGGCTTTGGAGGAACTAGAATAGAACCTTCGGGAATGAACTTTCCAACAGCATACTCACCGTTTGGTAAAATCATATGATTCATGAATTAACTCGCATCAAATGTTGAACCACGTTCAAATATCAAAGCTCTGGAATAACCGTGTGTTGAATTATAAGCCTTAATCTGAACTTGATTAGTCGATCCACCTGGAATTTGCAGTGTCAAAAGTGCTGCGAATGTTGTGTATTTTCCAACTGTTACGTTTCCTGATGAATCAACATCTGCATAAGCTAAATCTAAAAAATAATAATTTACACCACTAGAATATATCATCAGCAAGGCATCATAACTTTTACTTGATTCAAGCGTAACAATATTCCCGTTAGCGTTTAAACCATTACTAAATGACATTCCAATCAGTTGACCAATCCCACTTACGCTTGAGCCGAGAGTAACATTATTGACAGTGACCGTGCCGCTTGATTCCGAAATTAAACTAGTAGATCCGTCACTTGCGTAAAGTGTTGTCCCAGAACTCTTTAAATCAATTTCGGTTCCGGTCACGCTCCCACCTGTTAAAGCCACCGCAGTTGCATTCTGAGTAGCCATTGACCCCAGACCCAGATTTGTCCGGTTGGTTGCCGTGTCAACGTTATTCAATACGATATTGCTACCACTCTCGGTGAGAGCAGTGACTGAATTTACTTGAATCTCTCCTGCCATTCTAACCTCTAACGTGAAGGGTTCCGGTTGTATTGATCGTACCTGTTGTGTTTAAAAGCCCATCAAGGACCAGCATTTTTCCAGCAATCGTTACTGTATTCGTAAAACTGACAGGACCGACATAAAATCTGTGATTCCCTGAACTAATCGTTTCTGCAGTGGTGACTGAATTTGCGTGTTCAATATTCTGTAAAGCACTGTCTGCAGTGGCCCCTTGTGCTGCCGTAGCATAATCCGTTGCTGCTGTCGTTGCTGCAGTCCCAAGACCAAGATGAGTGCTCAAAGACGTTGCGTTGATCCCAAGAGCAATCGTGCCCGATGAAGTGACTGGCGAACCACTATCTACCTCAATCCCATCAGAGCCAGAAACTGCGACAGAAGTAACCGTTCCGCCAGTGGAGAGGGTTTGATATTCCAGAGCCGTCGCTGTCGCATTTACTGCCAGGACCTGGTTTGCACTGCCGATTGCAGTCAAACCTGTTCCCCCATTTCCTGTCCCGAGGGTTCCTGTTACTGCTGTTCCAAGATCATTGATCTCAGCAGTGAGGTAAGTCTGGAGGTCTGAGATCTGGGACTCTGTGATACTCAGTGCCGCTTGATGTTGGGTGACGGAAGACTGAGTAATATTTACATCGGGCACATTCGCCCAGGTCACTGCAGCACTAAGATCATTTACCTCTGCAGTCAGGTAAGACTGTAGATCAGAAATCTGGGACTCGGTAATCGACAACGTACTTTCTGCAATGTACTCAACATCTGTCGCACCACTATTGACTGCGACCAGTTTGGACCCGTTTCCTGCCAAGGTTGGCAAGAGTGCTACTCTGGCAGTCGCAGCAGTCGTTGATCCGGTTCCGCCAGAGGAGACGGGGAGAGTGTTGGCAACATCCGTCTGCAGATCAACCTGGTTTAGTGTGAGAACCTGGCCTGCACTCAGGGTGATGTAGTTATACGAGGTCGAAGAAGAGATACTGAGGTCTGTACTGTTGTCTGTCCCACTGGGATCTACACCCAAAGTCGTGCGAAGGGTTGCTCCACTTTCAAACTGGAACTCGCCTGCAGTACTGTTGTAGACCAGCAGTGAATCGTCTGCGAGTGAGCCAGAGTTTACATCTCCGAGGGTGACAACGGTTGAGCCTGGGAGATCTGCATATTGCCACTCTGAGTCAGTCGTATTGTATTGGAGGATCTGACCATTTGTTGGCGTATCGTCGTCATCAGTGACCAGGATTCTCCCGATCTGGGTCTGTAATCCTGAGTCCAGTTTTGCGGTTGTGATTGACGCATCTGCAATCGTCGCAGCCGTTGGGGTACTTGGAGACCACTTTGAACCAGACCAGACAAGTGCCTGACCTGTGGTGGGTGCAGTCGTTGAGGTGTCTACATCACTGAGATCATCGATGCTGGATGGGATTGTGACCGTCGTGGCTTTCCAAGATTCACCATTGAATCGGAGGAAATCATTCGTTGCAGGAGTGGTGTTCAGAACATTCCCCAACCCTTCGAGATCCGGTGTCTGAATCGAGACCGTGAGGGTCTGCAGTTGCGAGTCGATCTCATCAAAGTTGGCGTTGATGTAGGTCCCCCAGAGATCAACAGCCTGTCCTACTGTCGGTTTTTTCAGAGCAAAATTGGTGGTAGTCGTGAAGTCTGCCATTATCTGCACCCTGAGAAATCGACATCATCAATTGTTTTCTTCACACTGGTCGTCGTGTCCGTGGTTGTCGTTGTATTCGTCACTCGAACAAAGATCCATTGAAAATCTAAATCTATATTAGGTAGACTACTCAATGCGTTATCTCCAGAACGGAAATACGCTTTGTCTTTATCTGCCCGCACTCCCCAATTGTAAAGAAAGGTGACGTTTACCGTACCAGAGGGCAGACCCGTGTCGTGGAGGTAGATCCCACTGTCCAGATTCTCTCCGTTTTCTACCCTGGCGTAGATGTCTCCGATTCCGATTTCCTTAGTTTGTTTGTCTGAGTTGTTAAAACCATTGCTGGTAATAGAACTGGAAGGATAACTGTTGAAACTGCTGGGAACGGTAGAACTCGGATAGAATAATTCTTTGATGATGGTATCGAATGGTCCTGCTCCAGAACCTGACCCCAGAACATAAGGCCAAAAGATCACCCCTTGAAAATTTCCGGTTCCGTACAATAGAGGGATTGTTTTGATTGTTTCCACACTGACGGAGTTCGTCTGTGTGGTTGTCGTTACATTCTTGAACTCTCCAATCGTGTTGAGGATTGCGTTCGTTTCGCACACTAAGGTGCTGCTGTCTGCAATTGTGATTGGTGCATCCAGGCCCACGATTCTCGCAGACAAGGAATTAAACCGAGTGTTGAGATAGGTCGCGAACCCAGAGTAGTCAAAGTCGAGCACTTCTTGTGCAGTGGTGGGAGGACTGAATCCCTCGGTCTGCAGTTCGGTGTTCAAGTAGGGCCAGGTCGAGACTGGGGTGGTTGCACCTGAATAGGGATCAGGCAGGAGGTCTGCGACTCCAACTGGGATTCTGCTGTTGATCGCGTTGACTTGTGCGATGTTTCGGTTGACCTGGGCCAGCGTGGAACTCGCACCAACGCCTGCAGTGTTGATCTTGTCTGAAACTGCTTTGAGTTTTGCAGACAATGACTCAACAAATTGATTGACGATCGTTCCGTAGGTTGTACTGTCGCTCCCCACGGTGGGGATGTCATACGAATAGTTAGTGCTTGAACTGGGCATTACGATCCACTCCAGGCAGCGAGGGCGGCTTCGGCTGCAGTTCTTGCAGCTTGGGCATCAGCAAGTGCCTCGTCAGCAGTTTCCTGCAGGGTCTGCAGTTCTGCCGCACTTGCTGCGAGTTGTGCTTCTGCTGCTGTCAAATCGGTTTCTAACTGGTCGAGATCCGAGAGCAATCCAACCAGAGAAACGTTGACCATCTTGGTTGCCACCGAGACTGCTGTGTTGCTGTTGGTCAGTGCGGTGCTGGCGTTGCTGTCTGCCTGGTCGAGTTTGTAGGCGAGACTGGGCGTACTGGAATCACTGACCTCGCCAAACACCGTATCCACTGCATAGACTTCATCCTCCAAATCCTGCAGAGCAGAGTTCAGAATCGTACCCCAGGAATTTCGGTCCTTCCCGACTTCTGGAAGGGTAATGGAGTAGTTGGTCGTGGTGGGAGGAGAATCAGTTAGTGCCATTATTCCAAGTGTTGCTAGATGGGTTTTTCTTCGTCCAGTTTTCTACCACGGTGTCTCTTTGAGCCGTCCAGTTGGAGTTCGGCAGTGTTTGGGCCTCAAATACGATCCCTTTGACAAACGGGCCGATCCCGTAGGCTTTCAGCCCGTACGTTGTTTTTTTGGTACTCACGTCAGACCCTTAGCCGATTCGTAAGCGTATTCCCCACTGGACGGAAGTTCAGGCTGTGCCTGCTTCCTTTGGCACGTCTGCGATCATCTGCAGCCTGGATCTGTCCAATTGCCTCATTTGCCAGCTGGCCCCAGACTGGGAGCCTCTCGTCCTCCCCTAAAAAGGGAGTTGCTGCGACCATCGCATTGTAGAGATAGGCATCTGGGTGAGCGCTGAGAAGCCAGTTGGTCGTGTTCGAAGCAGACAGAGCCGGGATCTTAGCGTAGTAGTTCATCTCGTACGTCTGGCTCTCTGCCGGGGCTGGCAGGATCCGGACGTTGGCTCCCTTATAGACGTAGTAGCGAGCGTGTTTATCTGAAAGCGAGGCAATGTAGTTAGTCTCGTTGGCCTCATCGATCTGGTGTGCTGGGATCTCGATCAGGTCCCGCTCTACGGGACTGATCACTCGGAGCACCTTGAACTCCAGAAAGTCACTCGGCATCGTCAGATAATTGTCTGAGCTCACCAGCTGAGATCTTGTGTACTGATCGCTAGTTCGGAGTACCCGGTTCATCTTGGCCTCTGCCAGCTGAATAAAGCTCGGAGCGTAGGTTGCCAAGTCACTACGATTGAGCCAGGTCCCGATATTGGTCAGGAGCTCGCTGTAGGTGTTCATACTCGCCCCTCCCACACTCGGAAGCACTTGTTAGCTGAGTCATTCAGCCAGCGCTTGAGAGCCTTCCTGTCCTTGAAGCTCCCGTCCCGAAACATCTGGTTCGCTACAGCTGCAGGAAGATGAGCCACTAATCTCATAGATGATTTTGTGTTGAGATTCTCCCGATCCAACTTGGCCTGCTTGACCAAGGGCTCGAGGTCCTCTGTGATCACGTGGTGGATGACAGACTCATCAGCAGTTTCACTGACCAGCTGGCTGACTACGTTCCCACGATGATCCAAAATTGTGCTGTGTTTCATTTAGGTAGAGCTCAGGGCTTACACCCCGAGCTCACTGAGGGTTATCAGGTGGTCAGATCTGTGATCAGACCGTGCGCTTGCCCAGAATCTACCTGTAATCCAAACTCAACGAGAATTTGACGAGTCTCTGAGTCGCCAATTTTTGCGAGCGGGAATGTGGTATAGTTTCGGAGCATCGCCAAGCGATAGTGGTCCGGATCCAGGATGAAAATATCCTTGTTTGCATCCGCAGCCGCGCCTTTGCCTAACGTCCGACAAGGCACTACTTTTACGTCTCCAAAGTCAGAAGCGTAGACCGAGATCGGGCTCCCCACAGTCCCGGAAGACACCATTTCTCGGGTGTTACTGCGACCTGTGAAGGCGCTGATATCGGTTTTGTGGCCTGGAGAGACAAACATCATCGTTGGATCTCCACCGTTGTCATAAACGGATTCCATCACCGTGTTGATCTGAGCCTCACTAACCGCTCTGGTAGTCGCAGAACGAGTCCAGGTGTCACTACCGTCACCAGTCGCAGCTGTGGAGCCTGCGTCTGCAGACACGTTGTACTTAGCCCCATCGTTGAACCAGGTAATCAGGGTAGCGGTCTGACGAGCCGTACCTGCTGCTCCAACATTTTTGGCCTTGTTTCTGGTGATCGCAAATTCGACATCCCGCTTCAGCTCCTTGCTCTTCCGGGCCATCTGATGACCCATCTGGGAGGCCTTCGTAAAATTCTTGAGGGCTTCCTGGGTCCCGGTGGTCGTGGCGTTTCTGCTAAGGATCATACAGACGTTGTTGCTTCTCGTAGTCAGCGAGGAAGCAGCCCGTGTTGTCTCATCGCCTTCGAGGACCGCTGTATCATCACGATCACTTAGAGTCTCGTTTACCCACTCGAACAGAGTGTTTGTACAGTTTCTTGGTTTCCCGGCAGCGGACACGATCGGCACATCTGCAGGGTCTAAATTGTAGAGGATCGTCGAAACGTCTTCGGGATGCTCTGATCCACCTGTTGCGGCCTTTGTGGCGTAGGTGGTGACTGAATTGGAAATCAGTGCCATTGAATTACTCCGATTATTTCAATTATCCGAACTGGATAAAATTTTTTGGTTTAACCAAACATCTCGGAGAATACGTCCGCTGCGTCATTCATCGACCCTGACCTTGCAAAGCGCTTACTGGCGCTGCTGGGTCCTCTGCCTTCGGGCTTATAGGATCGACCTCTCTTCGACGAGGGCTTGTTTCTCGGTGATTTGGTTGCTTCTTGTGCCTGTTTGGATCCGTTGGCGAACTGCCAGCTTTTTCTGAGTGCCGAGACAATCCTGGCGTCATAGGCTTGCTGGATATCGGTTTCGCTGAAGCCGAGCTCCTCAACTGCAAATTTGCGAATTAAGGCCTTTTCGGACTTGGCGATTTCTGGATCCTTCCACTCTGGGATCAACTCAGTCAACAGCTGCCGTTGGCCTTCCAGGGCCTGGGCGAACTGATACTGACCAATCCTCTCCTGTTCCTGCTTGACCGCTTCCAGTTCCCGAGCTCGTTGATCTCGCTGGCTTTGACGATCTCTTGCTAACTCTCTCTCCCTCACCCAGGCGATTGGATCCTCGTCGTATAGACGCTGCCAATCGATATTGGGCTCTGGAATATCTGGCTGCTCCTGCAGCCTCTGAGCAATCTGCTGCACAG